GTACATTCTAACGGATTTTGGGATAAGTGAATTTCCATCGACGATTGAGCGATTGCCGCCACCACCAAAAACAATAGATGAAATTATGTCAAAACCGACAAATGTAGAAATAAAAGAAATTGAAGTAATACCGATTAACCAAAAGACGGTTAATGAAATCAATCGAACCGTTAACTACAATGACAACGTAAATAGCCCGCCACATTATAATGTCGGTGACATTGAATGTATCGACGCTATCAAATCATCAATGACACAATCGGCATTTCTAGGTTATTGCAAAGGCAATGTTCAAAAATATATGTGGCGATACGAGCATAAAGGCGGCATCGAATCACTGAAAAAAGCACAATGGTATTTGAACAAAATGATTGACAGTATGGTATAATTGCATCGTCAAGTTATATCAATAGCCCCTTTAATTCCGAATAGTGATTACTTAATTGCTATAACTTGACAGTTTGGAATTCTAAGGGGCTTTTTTATGAGTAAAAATTATGAATGAATTAGTAACACAAGATTTAACCACAACATCAATAGCGATTGCTGAATTGTTTGGTCGTGAACATAAAAGTGTTTTACGCACAATTCGCGGCATCGTAAAAGATATGAATAGTGACGAATTACAACGGCGCAAAATTGCGCCATTAAAAACGTTAGTATCTGTCGGAAAAAATGGTACAAAAGAAATTGATTATTTTGTACTTGGTGAAGAAATGACACTTGTTGTCACGGGTCGTTTAACTGGAAAAAATGCGTTAATTGCTCAATTGAAGTTAGCCGATGCTTTCATTGAAATGCGCGATTATATTCGCAATCATCAAAACAATGCACTTGCCGAATATCAAAAACAGTTGTCAGCGCAATCGTCGCAACTCGCGTTAATAAATCAACGCGAACCACGCGACGAAAAAACACTCGCAGTAATTATGAATTGCCCCACACGTCAAGTTACAAAACACTTTGATATTTTGGTGCGTAACGGTTATTTAAATCGTAAAGAATTACCACCTGTTACGCGATACACTTACGAAGCTACGCATGAAATAGGTGCGTTGTGTATTGGTAAAAAAGGCGATTCGCTTTTATTTGATGATAAAGTAAAAGACTTAATAGGTTTGCTAAATCAAACCGAATCACTATTTGATTGATAAAGAAAAGCCCCTTAATCGGGGCTTTTTTTATTATGCAGCGCGTCTTAGTCGCGTATCAGTTCGTAACCCTTCAATTTCGGTCACTAATACCTGATTCTGCTTTCTGCTTTCTTGAGCCGCCGCAATCAATGTGTTAATCATAATCTCTTGCTTGCGGCTAATTTCTCTTAATTCTGCAACAGTTTCGCCGCTATCATTTGCGCTATCACGGCTTAAAGTTACTGGAATAGTGCGTCCGTCTGGCAATGGAACGGCTGCTTCAGCACCTGCTTCACCGAAAATGGATGCTGTGTTAGCAATACCACCATTTGCGAATTTAGTTAATCCCGATGCTTTGGCGGCAGTTTCAGACATTGCATTATATTTTGAGCTTAACGCGCCCAAAATTTTCAACTCATCTACAGTGGCAATTTTAGATTGCTTGGTGATAACTGGCTTAGGACTTAAAAAAGCATTCATAGCATCAATATCTGTTAAATCTCCTTGATAACCTGCATTTGTAGCTTTAGATTCTAAAAACGCATTTCCCTTTGTTGTTGTTTCGCGTTTGGCAGCATCAGCCATTGCAAGCGATTCCATTGCATATTTAGCGTCATTTGCGCTTTTAGTAATTTGCTCGAATGATGCTACCGTACCAGCAACAGATTCGGTGTTTAATCCGAATTTTGTATTGTTTGCAGTATTGCTGAAATCTACAATCTTTGCACCTGTATCGACTGTTTTAGTAATAACAACGTCATACTGTCCATTTAGGTCTTTTAATCCACCTGTTAAACCTGTGACGCTTGTTTTGGCGTTATCTGTTTCAGTTGTTGGTAGTTTTACTTCTTTCCATGATGCATTAACGCGGTCAGTTTCGGATTTAAATGATTCAGAAACATTGAATCCGATTTGCTTGTTAAAGTCAGCCAAAACACCGTTGATGACGCTTTCTTTTTGAGACAAACTAAAATCCGCGCTTTCAATCAGTATCTTTGTTTGAACTTCAAGTGATTGCCCGCCACTGATTAACTTATCAATAAATGCCGCGTCTTTGCCTTCTTGTTTTGATTTATCAATCGACAAGATAACGCTTGCAAAAGCATCATATTTAAGCTGGTTTTCAGCCGTTGGATTCAATTTTGCATCAATGCCCGCTTGCTTTGTTGCATTGATTAAAGACTGATAATTTTTATCGCCTGCAATTGTTCCATCGTCAATTGCATCTTTAATGCGTTGCAATTCATTTAGTTGTAATTCTTGAATTGATAAACCTTTTTCAAGCCCGCTAACTTCTTTGATGACTTGCTCAATTGCATTCACGCCTTCTTCGCTTGAAGCATAGTAGTTTTTCAGTGCGTTAATGTAAGTATCAGCATAACCAGTGATACCACTCAATGCCGTGCGTTTAATTTCAGCCGTTGCGCCAAATTGTGCAAGTTTCATTTGTTCGCCAAAGTTAGCCTGTGATGCTTTTAGTTGGCTTTCAGGCGTTCCAAGTGAAGTTGCGCGTAAGTTTTTAACCCAGCTATCAATTGAACGGCTAAAGTCCATTAAGTATTTTCCGCTATCGCTTAGTTTTTTAAGAATCTTTTCTTGTTCGGTAAGCGAATCGCTATATCTTTGCAGTGTTTTTTCTGTGATTACAGCCGTTTCACCAATGCTTTTTAGCCACGCAATTACCTTTGAATTAACTAATTCGTCACCACCTGAAACTAATTTATCACTCAATGATTTAACTACGGCTTTTTGGTTTCTAATTAGCGTTTCATTTGGTGTGGTGATTTTTTTCAAAATTGATTCATAAGACGCGCCAATTCTTTTTCCGTCATCATCAAGTTTTTGAGCTGTATCGGCTGTTGAAGTTGATATATTTGTAAGTGCTTTGGTTAGCTCTTTTGCTGGTTCAACCGCTTTAGATGCCGAATCTTCTAGCGATTGGAGTTGCAACAAATCAATCGGCAATCCCATTGCCGTTAATGATGATTCTCCTTTTGCTTTTGTTGATTCGTTTTCAATGAAATGTTTTATCGCTGGTTGGAATGCGGCATCCCACTTGGTACTACTTGAACCCACTTTTTTCTCTGCTTCAGCTAACGTATCTGATTTAGACACGCCCCACTTTGAAAAAAGCGTAATCATTGCGTCTGTTATCTTTGGGTTTTCATGCACAAACGCCTGTTCTTTTGCCGTCGTATAATCGGTTTTTTGGAATCTGTTATTTGCTAGGCTTAAATCTTGAAATTTTGTATCTATATCATTAACGGTTTTCATTGCCAACACAGACATATCACTAATCTGTTCTGCTGTTTTTGGTATGTTATTTTTTACATCATTTGCGAAATTGGTAAATGGTGTTAAATCAACTTTTAAATCTGATGCCGCCTTAGTTACAGCGTCTGTTTTTAACGTGTCTAAAATGTTTGATGCACTAATATCAGCTTTCACGTCTTTACTAACAAACTTACTTATTAGCGCATCCATGCTCGCAACAAAGTTTTTCAATCCACCTGTTGCATCTAGCATCTGCTGACTGAAAATAACAAAGTCTTCACCTGTTAGTGAAACTTGCATTCCCGCACTTCTCATTGACGATTTAACGCTATTAGCATCAGTGACTAAACGCCCTAAAGTGTCACCGATGGATTCGCCCATTGCTTGAAATTGCTTAACAAACCCACCCAAGACGTGTGTAATCATTTGGTCGTAAGTCATTGAAGTCCAATTTTTAAGCGCGTCCGTTACTTCGCTATCCTTCATGCCAAACGTTTTGATATAAGCCGAAAAACTAAATCCACCAATTGCCTCCGCGCCTTTTTTCATATCTAAGCCTAGATACTCCCAAAATGACGCAACATTTTTAGACATTGAAAGAATTACCGTGCTTAACCCGTCACCGATTGATTTATCTAATCCCGATAACATTTCAGTGATTCTTGTTTTGCTGCCACCAAAAAAGCTCTTTTTTGTAGTTTGAATAATGCTTGATACTTGTGCATCAAACGCATTTCCAGCTTGTAAATCAGCTACCGATTGTTCATTGATTTTAATACCGCCGCCAACGGTTGAAACTTTTGTACTGCCAAAAAAACCGCCGCTTTTCGTATTTATCATTTGTAAGTCAATTCCCGTTCTAGCCACGACAATTAACATCTTGTCGATAGACTTAACGAAGTTTTCCATTGAGCTTGAAATGTTTTTTAGTTCGGGGAATTCGCGTGCATGGATTTCTTCAAGTTTCGCGCTAACGTTTTCAACGGATTTTGATTGCGCTTCGCTATCACCTAAAACACCGCCTGTAGTTTTGGTATATTCAGGAATTGCGCCGCTTGAACTGCTGCCACCAGAACTTGCTCCCATAAATCCAAGACCTGCAATTACCGCCATCATTGCCGCTACACCAGCAAAACCAGCCCATCCACTTTGCGCGAAAAATTGAGCCGCCCCCGCTTGCATTCCAACAACCGTTTCAACAAGATTCATTGCTATTTTCTTTGCAGAAATTGCCATCTCAATAATTGATAATCCAACCTCGATAGCATGAAATGCTTTTCGAGCGGATGATTTTTCACCGAACATTTTTGACGCTGCACCTGCTATTTGACGCGCTCCGCTTATTTCTGCTTTAAATGACGCGCTTTGATATGCCGCATTTTCTTTTTCAAATCCGATTTTAGCTTTTGCTTTGTCTTCTTCACTTTTTGTTGAATCAGACATGAACTTTTCATAATTTTTAGCATAATCAGTATGGTTTTCATTTAGTTTTTCCATGACATCGCCGAAATTAGTGGCTGCTGCAGCTACCGCGCTAATGCCACCTAACAAACCATCAAATGCCATCTTGCCACTATCGCCGATTTGCTTGAATGAATCAGTGGTTTTTTTAGCCAAATCATCTAGTTTTGTGAGTGCTTTTGCAGATTCATCAATGTTTTTCGCGTCGATTACTTCCGATGTTTGATTAACTGGAATCTTTTTATCTGTGGCTTGATTCATTAAGCCCGCGTTAGCTTGTGCAACACCTAAACCATATTCAGTTGGTGTAATTGCGCCGCGTTGTTTGTTTTTGGTTAATTCATCAATCGTTGCGTTGTAATCTGTAATATCTTCAAGGTATTTTTTGTGCTTTGCTAATTCTTGATTGTATGCGCTCAAATCAACCGTAGCCTTTAAGAATGTATCGGCTATTTTTTTAGCGTTATCTTGATATGTGACGGAGCTTTTATCATCATAAAGTTTATTCAATTCCGCCATATCGGTTAGATATTTTCCGATAGGCGAGTTTTCATAAATTTGTTGTTTTGCTTGATCTGTTTTTTTAGCGGCTTGTTCTTGTTCGTGTGCTAGTTTTTTAGTTTCTTGAGCTGCTTCGCTTGCTGCTTTGTTATAAGGCGCAAACGATTTAGAAACGCTTTGATTTTGCAATTCTAAGCCAACGCTTACTTTATTCCACCAGTCTGACGCTTCTTTGAATAAGTTAATATCAAAAATGCCTTTATTCTTTTTAATGCGGTCATAAATGGTTTGGTGCTTCGTTGTGTAAAGCGCGGCGGCAAATTCTGCCTGTTGATTTGCTTCAATGGTTCCTTTTATTACTGCTTGCTTTGCAACGTCCATTGAATCCTGCCAAACTTTCAAACCCAATTTAACGGCAATAGCAGAATCATCCATAACCTGTTGTTGTGTGTAACCTGCTTTCTTAAAGTTTTCAGGCATGACTTGCATCAAACCAACAGCACCAACGGGGCTAATTGATTTATTGTTTCCAGTAGATTCAACCGCAACAATAGACATCGCTAACTTAGCTGATATACTAGCCTTTTCAGCCTGTTGTCGAATGATTTCTTTATCGGTTTCTTTGATTGCGTTTAACTTCGCCGCCATGTGCTTTTTAAGGTAAACCTCATCGCCATTAGCAATCGCTTTATCTGTTTCAACTTGCGCTTGTATTTCTTGCGCTTTTTTGGTGTCTATCGCAGCCTTATCCATTTTAGCAACGTCATCAATGCCTTTTTGTTTTTGCTTTTTCAATTGTTCAAGCATAATGCTTTCCTGCATATAGCGTTCATAAGCAACACCGTACACTGCACTATTTTTATTTTCTGGAATTGATTTTTTAGCCATGGAAACTTTTGATTCTAGGTCTGCAATTCTAGCATCTAAATCATCGCTCATTTTTTTAGTTAAAAATTCAAGCGTAGCTGACATCCCACCCAAAATATTCTTTACAAATCCTTCACTTTTATCACTCATCAAAACATCGACAAAACCGCTCCACGCGCTGCCCAATCCTTCAATTTTACCGCGCATGGTATCCATTGCTTTCGCGCTTGATCCACTGGACATTTCAAATAATAAATTTAACGCCTTTTCCATGATTTTGTTATTAAGTTCGCCCGCCTCCATCATTTTGATAATAGCACCCGCGCTTTTGCCAGTAACTTGCGTCAACAAGCCATACAACGGAATACCACGCTCAATCATTGCGTTAGCGTCTTGCGCGTGCAATGCACCTTTCATATTGGCTTGACCATACTGACGAATAACACCCGTCAACATATCCGCCGTGCCACCAAATTTAGACGCTACATCTGTCCAGCCACGCATGGATTTTTCACTGGTATCTAATCCGCTATTTCTTAATAGTAAAAACGCTTTTGTAATTTCATCAATTGATTGCGGGGTTTCTTTAGCTATTTTCAGAATCAATGAAAAGGCGTTACTAGCGGCTGCCATTGAAGGCATGGTCATATTTAGACGCGCTCGCAATGCTTCCATTTCAATGTTTACTTGTAATATATTTTTTGCCAGCATTGCCAATCCAGCAATACCTGTTGCAACCCCAAAAGCACCTAAAACACGGTTTAAACCGCTCATTTCATTAGCAGAATTTCGCGCCGCGCTTGATGTATTGGCTAACTGTCCATTTAGGTTGTTTAATTGCCCTGCTAGTCGTGCTGTTGATTGTGCAGACGATGATGTTCCATTTGCCATGCCTGATAAAGATGCAGCCGCCGACCTTGCCGCGCTTGACGTATTGTTTAATTCGCGCTCAGTTTGTGTAACTGTGCTATTTAAATTTTGTAGGTTGCGTTGCGCTTGTTGTGCGCTTGAACTGTCTACGTTAATGCGAATGCTATAATCTTCGGCTGCCATCTCTATTTACCTTTTTTCTTTTGTGACTGTTTCGCTTGCACTGTTAAAAATGCCGCGTCGATTTGTGTTAATGCCCTAATTTCTAAAGCTGTAGGCTTGCGCCTTGTTAATCTTGACCATGCGTCAATGTCGATGTAGGTTATCGGATTAACTCCAAAACCGTTGCTGGTTCGACACCGATGCAATTCAATAAACCACTCCCAAATGTGGCTAACCAAATCAGGGAATGGCAACGATAAATAATCAGGTGGAACGAATGCGCCTTGACGCTCTAATGATTTAGCATCATCGCGTAACGTCCCACCGTGTTCATCTACAGCATTTAACTCAAATTCGCGCGTTGCATAATCAACGAGTTCGAGAATCAGTCTTTGCTGTAGTTTCCCAATTCATTTGACGCTTGCAACACTTGCATTCTTGCGTGGACGTTGCGTGCCATTAACCGTGTTACGTTTTCTTTATTGAACGGCTCAGCTAAACCACTCCACCCGATAACACGAACCACTGCGCTTTCAATAATATATTCGTCATCTTCTTCTGCGGTACGCACTTTTTCTTTACCTGTTACGCTTTTTTGCGTGGCTTGAGTGCGAATTCTGTTGGCTTGTCGATTTGTCCACTCTTGAACTTTCTCGCTTTCACTGCCCAAAACTTGCAAAGTCAATGCGGTTTTAACGCCTTTTGTGTTCAAAACTTCCAAATCAAACGGTGTATCGCTTGCTGTTGATAAGTCGAAATCGTCAAGTGATAATAATTTTGTTTCTGTTGCTTTTGTCATGGTATTTACCTGTCGTTAAATTAAAAAAAACCGCCACACTCAAAATGAATGTGACGGTTTCCATTGTAGCATAATCGACAGGAATTAAACCACAGTGATTGCTTGCGAATCTTGAATTTGAATGGTTGTCAATTCAAGACCAGACGTTGCCGTAGCCACTTCGTTTTTAATCGCAGTGAATGGGAATGTACGCTTCATTCCGCCTTCTGTGAAATCAACATCTGCACCGCCTAATTTTACGCGCGGCATAGTGAACGAAACAAAATCTGTTGTTGGTGTGTTTTCAGCCGATAAAACAACAATGATTGTGATGGCTGTTTCGTTAATAAATGCGTTTTGCATTGCTAATGCGCCAACCGTATCAAAATGCGCTGTGATTGTGCCTGTTACGCCTATTTTGCCTCTAAACACGTCAGGGCGATTAACACTACCAACCACGCCGTCGGCTGCGGTCACATTGCCGTTAATATCAAAATCAATACCAGTAACAATGCCGCTAATAACACCATCAACCACGATAACGCCATTTGCACCAGCTTCGATGCCATAAGTAGGCGTTGCGGCAGGTGATGTGATTTGAAAATCAGTGTTAGTTGTTGGCACTGTTTTAGTCATGCCCAAACCAATCAACGGGAAGTCAACGGTTGCCATACCATTAGATTGAATTTTAACCTGTGCGTTTGTCGGTCTGACGTCGGTATAAAGCTCGCTTATTCTAACCGCGTCATCGGTATAGAATTTTTCTAAGCAATAATAATGGTTTGTGTGACTCGTCTCAGGAACAAAAGTAACCATGCCATGAACCACAATCGTTGCGCCTGTTGCAGCTCCAGCGTTAGCAACTAAATCCGTTCCGCCAATTGCTTTTGCTGTGATTACCGTATTTGTTGCTGACAAAATAACAAAACGATTATTTACGTTAGTGGCATGAATTCCTGTGCCAGAATTGCTAAACGAGCAAACCATACCCACGCGCAACAATGTCAAGAATGTCGTGGTTGTACCCGTAATTGTCGCAATGCCACTTGATACGGTTTGACTAGCAATGGCAAGCGTTGTCAATGACGCGCCCGATACAGCCGCAAATTCTTTTCTCACAACATCGGATAAAAACAACTGATTTGCTTTTGGTGAAATTTCAGCAGAAATTGTGCCGCTTGTTTGAACTGCACCATGTCTAAAATCTGCCACCTGTTGGTCGGGGCGAATTTCGTTTGATTGATACGTTTCTTTTTGTAGGTTCATTGTTGAGCTTACAACACGAAGTTTTTGTTTTCCAGTTGCGCTTGTAGCACCTGCACCTAGTCCAGTTTGCCGCGCTAAAATGGTGGTACTTTTAATACCTTGATAAATTGAAGCCATAATTTTGTTCTCGAGTTAAATTAAAAAATGTCAGCTTGCCAATAAATACTAATGGCAATGCGTATTCTATCACCATCAGTGATAAACTGCGATTTAGCGGGTGTTTTATGGATTAAAACATTGATACCGCTATTGGTGATTGTTGTGCCGCGCTTGAAATGAGTACACAGCAAATCAGCGCGTTGCGTTGCTGTTTTTGTGCCTACGTTTGCAGGATAGCAAAGCGTTACTTGAAAGATACCTTTTTCACGATAATGCCCATCACCAATGGACGGGTTCAAAGTGTCAGACGGTAAAAGATTAACTTGTTGGTATGGTGTGCCGCTAACTGGTGTAAATGGTACACCCTCCCATGCCGTAGCAAGTGCAGGTGTAAGCGCGTTAAGTTTAGATTCCAATGCGGTTTTTATTGCAGTGATACTCATTAAACCACCTCAGCGAATCTATCAATTGAAACACGAACCATACCAGAGGGGGCTTTTGTGCTGTGTCCATATTCGAGCTTTTGAATGTATGGCAGGTTGTTTGTTAAATACACCTTGCTACCCGCTTGATTTGGTGTTGTTGCAATCATCGCGCCTTCCGCTATCGTTCCCGTAGGGTCTTCAATATCTAAAATAGTATTCGCAGGGCTACCGATTGTGCATTGCCAGTTACCTTTTGCCCTGCCAGTATCAACAGGCGTCATGCGAATTACGCTCGAAAATACACCAATAGTTACCGCCCGTACTTGTTCATTAACTCTTTGCTGTGTAACTTGCACAATTCGCTCAAAACTCATTTTCTAACCTGCAATTCGTAAATAGCCACTTTCTCGCCGCTCCAAATGCTTTTAACCGATAGCACATTATAAACCAGTGAATCAATCGTCATAGCATCGCCAATTTGTGGTTCTGTTGCGTTTAACGCTGCAATACTAACCTTTCTATCACCTGATTGAATTACACCGCTTAAAAGCTCAATACCGTTAAAATCTTTAACCAATGCCGATACGGTTTGCGTAGTTGTTGAACCACCTGATAATTCCCCCGTATCAGGATTATAAGTTCCTTCGGTTACGCGCGTTAAAGTGACTTGCTTACCGAATTTACCGATAAGTTTGTCAGCCGTGGCGCGTGCTTTCGTGTCGAGTGTCATTTATGCGCGTACAGTTTTAGCTTCATAGCTATTTGTGGATTGTAGCAATGTAGATAACATAGCGTCGATTTGTGAATATCTTGTTTGAGCAGGTGAAAATTCACTATATTCCACTTCAATAACATCTACTTTCTCCCTAATTACAGTTTGACCAACATCGACCATCAACGCGCCATCATTCGCTTTTAATGCCAATTCAGCACACGCATTTTTTACTTCATTTGGTACAACATTATCATCCAATAAAAATGGATATGCACCAACAGCACCATAAACAAACGGTTCTAAATAACAGAATGAACGGGGAAAGTCTAACGTCTGCGTAGCTGTTTTACGATAACCGCGCCATAACGTGCGATAACGCGCCACCATATAGTCAGTTGATTTACGCAACAACTGCTCTTTAACTGTTGTAGTTAAATCAGCCCATGTGGCATTGCCACGATTTGAATGATAAGTATCGGCATCCGTAACGCTAATGTAGCTTTCTGCTCCAGCAACGATACTGCCATCTTCTACAATTAGTGTCATAATATTGGGTGATTGGTGAGTTGATAAATTGTGCGCTTAGAAAAAAGGGGTGCGCGATAGCTAATGCGATAGCGTACCCCTTTTTTTTGCTAAAATCAAGCCGCCCCTTAAAATAATAAAGTTTAATAAAATCAATAAGTTATGATTTTAAAAAGGTTGGTTGGATATAAAACCAACCAATCCAACCAATCCAACCATAATAAAATCAATAACTTATTATAAACAATAAAAAACCGCCTTTCGGCGGTTTCTTTTAAAAAGATGGTGTAATGGTTGCACCTTGTTCTAATGGTTCGTATCGGATGTAATGCCGCCATAATCCCGTGGTACTGCCATTATTCACGGTTAATTTTAAATAACCGCGTGGCGCAATGATTCCTCTCGCATCCATTCCAACGCTTACACCACCAACTACAACATTCGGCGCGTTTGCTAAAGTATTGTTATCGCAGATTATGCGCGTGCCAATTACTGCATTGGCTAACGTTGCACAAAGTCCACTAATATCAGTATCGCCATCTAATGCAGAATGAACGGTGTATTTAATGCGTGTACCAGTAACATCGTTTGCGCTGTAGCATTCACTCGATAATGATAGAATTTGAACATCGCCCGTAATGTTGAAAATAACATCTTGGTCAATCATTGCTTTTGACGTTGTTTTGGCTAAATGGTCTGAATTATCTCGAATTTGACGCGCCATAATTAACCCACCTTGTGAAATGAAAGAGTTCCAGTTCCTGACGCGGTTATTGCACCAATGCGGCGCATATCATCAACAAAAAGCGTTATCACATTACCACTATACAAAATGTAGCCGTTAGATGCTGTTACGCCTGTTGCTGTTTCATCTACTCTCAAATAACAATCAAGCGTTGACCAAACATCGTAATAACCTTGTTCTAACGGATTAGATTGTGAAGCAACAGTTGAAATACTAAACGACTGCTGCACTTGGTTCTCTAAATAGATTGCTTCGTTCACTTTGTTTTAGTTGTTTTTGGTTCAACTGGTGCTTCAGCTTGTTTTGGTGCTGACGTTGCCAAGCCTGCCGCTAAACGCTCGTTGGCATCAACCTTGTTTAATGTAATTGGTTCGCCTGTTTTTGAATCATAAACGGTTTTCATTTGGAATCCTTTTTAAAATAAGAGTTTTAATTATAGCAAAATCGGTTATAATAGCTGTGAGTTTTTTAGATTTGTGCGGACGAGGCATGACAATCTAAAGAATTTATTCTTAACCCTGTTTAATAATGCACTCGTCCTGTATTGTTAGCAGGGTTTTTTATTGGAGTTAAAAAATGAACAAAGACTACACCAGAGCAACTGACGATTTCCTTGCTAAGTTCGAGCGCGTGGGAGGTGAGCGATGAACGATTACACACCTTCGCCTTGGTCAGTTTTGCACTCAAAAACATTTAACAAAGTTTCATCGTTTGATGTTAAGCAAAATGATATTAGCGAGGCTGAATGGAATTTAAAGCTAATCGCCGCCGCACCTGATTTGCTTGAGGCTTTGATTGATGTTTTAGATGCTTTTGAGCGTCACACGGCTGGTCATTCAAGAGGTTATGAATTGAATACCGTTATCTGCGAACAAGCCAAAAATGCAATCGCAAAAGCTACACAATAGACAATAAAAAACCCGCCTTAAAAAAGCGGGTTTTCTTTTATGCGGTAAATCTATTCGTCTTTAGCAATGAACGCGCTAAAGTCAATTGAAGGTGTTGTACCTGCAATTAACGTGTACAAACGCGCATAACGATACGTTGTGCCATTGCGTTCATTTCTAAACGGCAATACAAAACGCCCGATTGCATCCGCCGCGCCGTTTGGCGAAGTAGCCGTTGCGCCACCGATATGTAATTGAGCAACAACGCGAATGTTTCCAGCAGTGCCAAAAGCTGCGTCAGGTGACATTTGAACCATGAACTTATAAGATTCATCGCCTGTTGTCACGTCCAATGCGGTAACGTCAAAAACCGCATAAGCATCAATTAAACCCGTTCCCAAGTCTAAAATAGTCGCATTTGTTTCGGTTGCAGTAATCGCCGCGCCATCAGCGCGTAATTGCAACTCTTTATCAAATGTGAATTGTGAATATAAATTAGCCATGAATTTCCCCTTACGCTACGATAGCTGAATTTGCGATTGAACCCAAACGAGTTACAGCGCGTCCGTTGAACACAGCTAATCCGTTATACCATTCAATGCGAGTTCTGAAAACTGGTGCAGTTGGTAATTCGCCTAAATCACGAACGTCAATTGTACCGTTTTGCAGACCTGTTAAAGCGTCAGCACCCATCGAAACGATGTAAATTGATGCACCTGTTGCAGTACCGCCCCACGCGCTTGATGTGTAGCTAACTTCGTTAAATCCTAAGATAGCCGTGCCAGTGTTGTCTAAATCAACAGTGACAATTGGAATGCCATTATAAGACATGACACGCTGACCAAATTGCCCAATGTCATAGCTGATATAACCTGCAATTGTGTATGTACGAGCAGCAGCCGCGAATTTACGCGCCATTGCTTTTGACATAATCAAATGCGTTGGGTTTAATGTTTGGTCAATTGCTTCATCAAGTTTAGCCAATGATAAAGCCGTACCGCCGTCAGTTGTACCAGCCGCAATCTTTTGGTCACCAACTACACGAACCTGCAAACCATCAAATTCGCGTGGGTCAGATTGATTATCGCCTTTAATAAATTTCTTTGTCCACGCTAATGATAATGCGCGGATTTTCATTTGTTCATGAACGGTGCGTTGTTGCACGCCCATCGTATCGACAATGAATTTATCAACGTCTAAATCACCACCAGCAATAACAAGCGATTCGGTTAGCGGATTCAATACACCAGTTGAAGCTGTGTAAGTTTCATTGACACCACGAAAACCAACATTAGGCAATGATTCTTCACGGGTATACGACATCGCGTTGCCAGTGATATTTTGAAAGGGAAGGTTTGAAAGTATTTCGCTTGAGCCTGCATATAACTCAATAACGCCGCTTTTATAAGCGTTACCTGTTTCGAGTTTTGCAGCTTCTAATAATGTTAAAGCCATTTTTTTACTCCATAGTTAAACTGATATTGCACCAGCCTAACTATGGATTTGACTAAAACCTATTTTGCTTGGTTTCGTGCCGCGTTCATGCGTTCGACTGGTGACAACTTCATTAAGTCGTTGTTGGTTGGTGTTTTACTGCCATCCGCACCGCCGCCACCATTGGCAGGTGCTTGTACAAAATGTTTTCCTTCGTCGCTTGCTGACCATTCAGTTACGAATGCGGATAATTCCTTATCTCCGATAACCGCTTTGCGTGTATCACCGTCTGCGATTACTTTCGCCTGCGTTGATAGCAAAGACTTAGCCGCTGGAAGCAATTCTTTTTTAATGCCAGCTTTCACTAATGCATCAGTCAATCCGTTGTCCAAAAGCAATTTTGAAGTAAAACCTGATTCACTTTCTAATTGTTTTGCAACGGTTTCTAATTGTTTGGTGGTTTCTTTTGTTTGTTTAACTAACGTGTCACGCTCGGTTTCGAGTGCTTCAATGCGTTCATGCAACTTTTCAACGTCACCGACGTTTTCAAGGTTTTTGCGTGCTACTTTTACTTCTTTGAGTAATTCATCACGCTTTTTAATTAGTGGCTGTGTTGCATCTTCAATAGCCGCGTCTAATTCTTCTTGGGTATATGTTTTATCTGTCATTTTAATCCTCTGGATTGTTTAGGCTCTGCCTGTTTAGTTTAATGCCGCGTAACTTAATCGCGGCTCGAACTCTGCAATTCTCTTTTAAGCCGTGTTTGCAATCTTAGGCTTTAACCTTTTTAGAATCTAACCAATGGCGTTGTTTAGATGCGCGGATTATGCACAATTAAACTGGAATAGTCAAATGGTTATGGTATAATATGCTTATCCGTAGTGGGATAAATAAGAATTTAAACAAAACCGTTTTTCATAAGTTCGTGGCTCAATTCTTAGCCTCCACTACCGAACCTTGAAAGCGGTTTTTTTTATTGAGTAAAATTTATGCAAGATTTAATTTTAAGAGATTCAAAAGGCGAATTAGTTGTAACCAGCTTAACAATCGCTGATGTTTTTGAGCGAAATCATTTTGATGTTTTATCATCAATTGATAAGGTTAATAAGCAACTTATTGATATTACTAACGAAAGCCAAATCACTTTTGTGAAAGGTAAAGACAAAGAAGGAATTAGAAACACTCGCACGGCATATTTAAACGAGCGTCAATTTTTGATGGTGATGCCTTTTGTTGGTGGTGAAAAAGCATTGCAAGGGCAAATCAAGTTAGTTGATGAATTTATGCGCTTACGCGCTGCAACAAAAACACTTGAACAACAACGCCGCGAATTATTACTTGATGCACCCGATGCGTGGATAAAATTGTTTGATGAAACGTTTTATACCGCAATCATGCTTTTGCACAATGACACTTTTACGACCAATGCAAAAACGCCGATGTATTGCGCTAATATCACTTATCGCCACATTTACAGCGTGGTTTTAGGGCATGAATTGCTGCGCGAATTGAAAGATAAGCAACACAGTGAAAAGCTCCACACATGGTTTAAAGATGGCGGGCGACTTGAATTAGCAAAACAAATTGAGCGAGTGACGATGATTGCGCGAATGTGTGTTAATCGCAGTGAATTTGAATCTAAATGCGCGATTATGTTTCACGGAAAGCCACTGCAATTAACCACTTTTAATTAGTCACTGATAACGTTTGAAACGCAGGCAGTGAAACAACCTAAGCCGCCCCACAAAGGCGGCTTTTTTATTTCTCAATTTTCTTTAATTGTTCAAGTGTCAAGGTTTTACCGCTATCATCAACAAACCTGTCAAGCGTTGTGCCATTCCTAAACATTTCACCGCGTGCCTTGCCCAATACATCGTCTTGGAATTCTGGTGGCTTTTTAGATAACCATGTTTGATATGTTTCTGTTTCTGGAATTTGACCATTTAAAGAACTTCTCGTTCCTGCCGTTGGTTCTTTTAAGCCTAATTCTTTCCACGACTTCAGCACCGCTGTAACAACGCTGCGGCATCTAAAATGCAATGGCGGTCTTGGATAAGCTGTAAGCGGATAAACTTGACCATCTTTTGAGCGACATATCGGCGTGGTTCTCATATCAAGCGTTGCTACAAATTGCACCGACTTAACTAAATCATCATTCGCCTTGTAAAACTCGTCACGCGCGGCATTAGTTGAGTGTGCAACGGCGGTTGATACTAAAGCCTGTGTTTTGGTTCTGTTTAGGTGCATAACGCCATCGCTATATTGCAGTGCTTTTGTGCCGATTATGCGCCGTGTTATATCGCTATAGCTTTGACCTTCAACTAATCCCATTCTAACCGCCGATTGAATTGAATTAAATGATTCAGTATCGAGTTTATCAATCCATTCTTTTAACAGTTTGCCCTGAAACGGCGTGTCTTCAATTGCTGCAAATAACGTCACGGGTGCAGCCATTACAAGGTTAAGCTCAATAGGAACGGCGTTTGTAATGGTTTTATGCTGCCATTCCTGTTCGTAAATTGCCGCGTCTTTCATTTCTTGCAATAAGTCACGCCCCATTAGGTCGTAACCTTCGTTTAAAACTGTTCGGATTGATTCGAGTTGTTTATCAACTTGCTTAATAGTTGTATTGCTATCAATATCAAGCGTTTTTAGCTTCAACACCAAATCTTTTTCAACGGTTCGTAATAACTCCATTACTTTTTTAGTTGTGTTGGAATAATAGCGATTAAGTAGGATTTCGTGTGCAATGGTTTTGTCGCGTAAGATTTCGTTGGCTGTTTGCATAAATAACAATAATTTTCTTATTAAAAATAATAATAGATTTTCATAATAATATATGTCATAATCTACGCTCTTTTATAACTATCTAAAGGTTGTTAATTATGAAAACAGAAGTAATTATGAAACGTGAGTTTTTTGGTGATTTTATTCAGCAACGCTCGCATAGTGAATTGTTTTGTGCAACTGACTTGTTGCGCGTCGAAAATGAAAAAAGAAAGCTGCAAGGAAAAAACCCAAAATTCATGCAATCATACTTCGACACGCAAGAAACAAAAGAGTTAATCAATCAAATCAAATGGGAGTTTAGCATACAAGACAGTCAGGTTAAAAGCGTAACAAAAGGTCGTCATGGTGGAACGTGGATGCACCCGATGTTATTTGTTGATTTTGCCATGTGGTTAAGCGTTGAAACAAAGGTGCGTGTTTTAAAGTGGGTTTTAGATGGTTTAATGGAATTGCGCGATAATAGTGGTGATACATTTAAATCTATGAATGCCGCTTTGCTTGAAAATTACCCAAATCACGCTAACGCTACAAACTATATGCGGATTGCAAACGCAGTATCTAAAGCGTGTGGCGTATATGAATTAGGTGCTGATAAATGGCAACTAGCAACAAAGGAACAAATTGAAATGCGCGATAGAATCCAAAATAGAATCGTAACCTATGCAGATGTTGTCGATAATATGGAAGATTGCATTAACCGCGCAATTCAAAAAGAGTTGAATGTAAAAATCTAAATGTGTAGATTCCACACATTTAAAACCTAAGCCCGTCTAAACAACGGGCTTTTTTTACACTGTCGGCATTCCAGCAGGGTACATTTTTATAGCCTCCTGTTGGTCGTCAAAAGTAACTTCTGGTTTAATAATATCGTTTTGTTTCAACTGGTTAAATAAGTCCAAACTAGATATTGCTCCACTTTGCCACGCTGTCACCAACGCCGTTAAGTCTTGAGCTGTCATGGTAGGCGGAACAAAGTCACGGTTTAATTCAACGATAACATCGCCTGTAATGTTTGACCAATCACGTAACCATTCCAAAACGTGAGTTAATGAAATGCTAATTGACTGGCTAATTGAAGCTAATACACTATTTTCACCAGCACGATGAATTGAAGCGGTTTGAGCAGATTCAATGCCTTTTGCTTCGGGTGCTAACATTCTCGCGCCTAGCGTTGCCATCATGGATTCCTTCTCACGCATAGCTTCACGCAATTCGCCCAAACCTTGACCAGTGAATTCTAAAAACGTTGCGCTTGCTTGCGGATCGGGAAAAACCCACGCCTTAGCACTGCCAATGCTTAACGATTGACCTGATTCTAACTGAACACCACAAACAACAGGCGTTGGCAATCCAGTGAAGTGTCTACCATGTTCTAAATCTGCGCTGGTGCAATAGTGCGACAAATTAACATCGACTAAATCCAGCAATGGCGGTTTATCAACACAGGGCGAATTGTCACGAACGCCAATAAATTCAAACGGTATAAATGACATCGTTTTACCATTAGCAAGCGGGTAAATATCGTCGCCAACCTGTTGAATGTTGCCGTGTTTATCTTCTTCAAACACACGTTGACGATAACCAAACTCAGATAAATCTAATACGCGATAACGTGTCACGCTTTGTGATTCAAATTCATCCAACTGTATTTGCGCCGATTCTTTTAAAACAACCATCGACAACATCTGCACATTATTAACGCGCTTATTTTTCCAGTTGATAATGCAATCGGCATCGTATTTAGTCGCGTAGGGTCTTGCGCCTAACTGCGTCATTTCTGCCATTGTTGACGCATTAGTTATCGGCGGAAAGTCTACCAACACACCACAACGCCCAACGGTTACAATATCATCCGTTACCATTTCAGCGAATTGGTGCAGTGATAATCCAGTCATCGTAATATCATCGACAATGGACTGCATTGCTGTTGGATATTCAACCTTTGGTGGTTTTAAAAACAACATACCTGTCAAACCGTCAAGCGTTCTACCAGTTGCGTTGTAATAAAGAGCGCGTTTAACATAAGCTCTATATTCAGCATCATTTTGACCACTAAGTCGTGGCAAATACATTTCACCGTGTTCGTGTATTTCATGTTGACCTGCTACAGCGTGATTGCATTTACGCCATAGCTTTTTATTTTCGGTATATTCGTGCGATTCGGTATTTACAGGCATGGATTACAACCAAGTCAATAATGGCAATGGTTCGTTGTTGTAAAACGCCAACCATGTTAAATCCCACAGTTCAATCGCTCTTTGCGATTCGCTTTTCCAAGTTACATTTGCAGAATTTAGCAATGCGCTTGCCTCACCGATTGAATCAATGTTTTTCAAATCTAAAAACACCTTAAAATCTGCTTCAATACTTGCGATTGTTGCACGCTGTTTTTCTTCGGGCGTTGGTTCAATATAAGCGGGTGCTTGAGCGACAAAAACACCGTTAATGTAATCGTCACCTATGTTTGCTGTTTCAGATTTAATCAATGTCCAATCACTTGGCATTAAACCGACATTTTCATCTTCAAGCATGATGACGTTTTCTACTTTTCCGTTTTCTATTTTTGCATATCTCATTTTCTTACTCCGTCCACGCTATTAAACAATACCCACTTCCTCCAGCACCACCACCAGCACCACCAGCACCACCACCGCCGCCGCCGCCGCCACCGCCACCACTGTTATTAGCACCACCACCACCACCACCACCAGAACCACCAGCACCACCAGCACCACCACTACCGCCACCTCCAGCACCACCAGTACCACCAGCAGCAACACCATTATTAGCACCACCACCACCGCCGCCGCCGCCTAGCGCAATACAAGAATCGCCGCCCTTGCCACCAATAAAAAAACCTAGTCCGAAAGATGTTGTATTGCCGCCGCCATTAAAGCCACCAGAAGAAGTACCAGCACCGCCGCCAGCACCACCATTATTAGCACCACCACCACCACCACCGCCATTAAAGCCGCCAGCAGCACCTGTGCCGCTGCCTCCAGCACCAGAACCACCAGCACCACCAGCAAGTGTAATTCCGCCTATTGTTGTGAGTGACCCACTTCCTCCAGCAGCACCATAACCACCAGCACCAGCACTGCCACCGCCGCCAATAGTAACTGTTAGATTTTTATCCACTGAAACTACGCCAGAAAAAGAAGTACCACCACCACCACCACCACCACCACCAGCATCACCAGCACCACCACCACCACCGCCGCCGCCACCGCCACCAACGGCTTTAATATAAACCGTTTCAACTCCAGCAGGTTTTACCCACACACCACTTGTTAAAAACTCTTGTACTTTTAACTTACCATTACCTAGCAATAAACCACTAGGGAAATCAAAAAGACCTTGATTCATTAGAAGTCCCCTGCAATAACTGGAATAATGTTAAATGTTTCAGCATTATGTGTTGAAGCGTACAAAATAGCGTTTGCTTGTAAAACCAAGCCGCGTTTCATAAATCCGCTTGAATCACCATTGCCGATATACGCGCTAAAAGCTGCTACTGTTGCGCTTGGTGTAGCTGCGGTTACTGCCACCTCGCCAATTAATCGTTTAGTTGTGCCGCCGTCAATCGAAGTAAATAATCGAATCATTCCAGCGGTTGTTGTAGATGCTGCTTGAATAACGATATTGTCAATTCTTGAACCTGTTGTACCTGCTGTGTAAACCGTTGCAAGCGTTCCTGTACCATCACGGTTAGTGTTAGCGGTTGCTACTTGAGCTGAACCGTTTTTTGGTGTTGCTGCGTATTGTGCTGTTGATGCCATTTTAAATAATTCCTTGAGCCATAATTAAAAAGTCAGGTGGCGATACCGCTTGCCATGTTGCGGTTGTCGCGCTTGTTGCTACTAATGCTTGCCCTGTAGTCGGTGGACTTGCTGCATTAACCATTACAGCCGCGCCTGTACCTGTAGTTTGTAGACCAGTTGCTGCACCTAATGTATTAACTTGCGCTACAGATGCAGCAGCGGCGTTTTGAGATGCTAAAGCAGCGTCAGCACTTGCAGCAGCATCAATAACATCTTGCGTAGTACCACCCGCAACAGATACAACATTACTAGCAACCGCCACCACTTGCGCCATCATGGGAACAAGTCTTAGAATAGACCCGCCATTGCCCAATCCTGTGCTTGGTGAATCATCATCTGTGACGGTTGTTCCATCACCACCAACAACCGTATCAAAAGTTACACTTGCCATTAAACTATTTCCTCTAATTTTAATGCTGTTTGAAACCGACCAACAAAAGGATTGTCAATCGGGCTTAATTCTGAAAAGTTACACAAAAACGTGCGAGCGTAAAAGTTTTTATCTACTGTCATGTTAATGTCACCAATATATTCAGGCTTTGAGTAAGTATAAAGTAATTCGCCACTCAACCCGACCTCACGCTGTGCATCGTAAAATCCACTAAATGCCTCAGCTTGCGATAATGACTTAAACACACATGACAGGGTTCTCATTTTAGGCTTAACGTAAAAATACTTAGTGTTATCAATTGAGCGTTGAATTTCAGTTAAATCAACGTAGCCCTGCGATATATCGCCATATTCGGGATTGATGCGCGGCTCAACAGTACGACCTAAAAAGATACGCCCTATTTCAAGATAATTATCACCATTTATCAAAGACCACGCATTATGTGAACCAGTGCCGCCATACATGGTAGCGTTTAATACTAACGCGCCTGTAGTGCTATTGTATGATTTAATTTTGCCACTAACAAACGTGCCAATATCGCTGGTTTTATAGATTGTGACTTCTTGACCTGCGATTAAGGTTAAACCAGTGCCAACCGTGAATGTTTTATCACCCAAACCAACCGTGACGGATGTTGTGCTAGTTGTTGCGGCGGTTGTTGTGTCATCAATAACAATCTTTACGCTGCGAATCATTTGGTTATCAGTCGGGTAATAAGTACACATTGAAGTATAACCTTTACGTTGTTCTTCTTCGATTGTTCCTGACCACCAGTTTCGAGATTCCCACGGTATTACTTCGCCTGATTGACCATTAGCAAAAATTGGGTGTAAGATTGTCCACGCCCTAAAGTTTTCGCCACTATCGAATCGAACATCGCCGCCAAAATCTAATTCACTGTAACCAATAAATCGAACCTTTGCGGATGTTGTGAAGTTGTGATTGATAACCGACACAACACCAATTGAACGCGCCTCATAAGGCAAATTGACCTTTAAAACAGTGGCACGAATACCTGTTAAAGTACGCGCTACACGCTTCAATACTTTGTTTTGAATGTTTGATAATGGCAATGTTGTTGACCAATCAGCAGGGTTATCATCACTGATTTCGCATTCATCGCATCTATTCGGGTACGAAAGGCTTACGTTGCTAGTCATGCTATATCACCTTAGCCCAAGCATTCCAACATGATAGTTTTTTTCTTAGCATCAATCGTGAATCCGATAATAGTTAAAATTTTTCCCGCATCATACCCTATTTTATCGGTGGTAACTAGCACGCCATCACCCAAATCAATAGACGGTATTTCATTTACCACCGCCGTGATATTCACAACATCAACTCGTACTTTTGAAAGGTTCAATAATGCAGTTGCAACTGTTATCGCATTGGCTTCAACACGCAAGCAGCTTTCGATATTAATTGAACCAGCTAACGGGTGCCGTGTAATAACAGCCGCATCAGCAATAAAAGCACTTCTAAACTGATTACTTAAAACAGCCTTTCTAGCCGCCGTTACACTACCCGCTAATTCTGTTTCTTGTTGTGCGGTTTCTATTTTATCGTATTTAAACGTGATTGCAGAAACAGGCAAACCATTTGAACCAAGTCCAGTTCCAACGCGCTCAAATGCAATGTTTTCAGAATTAGTTAAATCAAAAACGCTGGTTGTTGCAAGCGCAATCTTTTTAGCATAAACAACATTGTTGAGAAAGTACCAGTATGCACCACATGATTGCGCTATCTGATTTAGTAACGCGGTTGTGCTAGTTTCACCAGTAACGAATAATCCCACCGTTCCGATTGCATTTAACGTGGTTTTACTGGTTGCATTAAGTGTCAATGATTCTTCAACAAGTATTGTTTCAAACACATCACCCGCCGATGTTGTGCTATCCGAGCAATCGCCTGTAATCGTTCCAACTGGTGTGCTACCTAATTTCACATAGCCAGCGCAACGATTGAACTGCCCTGCCGTAACAGCCGTAGTCTGAAATGTTGCAAAGTTAGCCCATGTGTAATTTGTGCCAAGTGTAATGCTTGCACCTTTATCATAAACCGCGCTAACGGTTGCAGTATCACGGTCTGAAAACTGATAAATCAATCTCGAAGTATTAACCAAAACAGGCGTGGCATTGATTACACTGCCAAAAACACGGGGCTTTACATTGCCTTTAATGTCACCAGCCACACCTTCAACACCTGCTGGCAGTGAGTTATTTCCCGCGAATTTATTATTAACGTGGTTTCGCGTTAATACTTCTGACATTGAACGAACTGTTAAATAAACCTTATCGCCACGAAACGCCATGTTTTCGACTTTTCCGCTAAGATAGTCGGTTCTTTGACCATCTTCACCGATTAACGACAAATTGATTGTTCCATTGTCTAACGCGTAATCAGCCAAATAATTTAAACCACCGTCGATGTTAATAAGCTCAATTTCACCAATTGACGGACTACTAAACACGCCAAACGTACCGCCATCGTCAGGGCTAACCTTGATTAAAGCAGGTTGTGTCATTCTGTTTTCGTAATAGTAGCCGCTATTGTCGATATACGCGCCATCGCTGAATCGTAGCGTAACGCTTGCATCACTGCCATCTAACGCGCCGATTGTTGCTATCCATGTTGACATTTAAATACCTAAAACCGTTGCAAAGGTTGGAGTGTTGCGAATAATTGGGAACTTGTACGCGATAAAGTATCCGCTTGAGTCTGTCCAGTCATCAATTGACGGATGCGCGTTAAATTTTTCGGGTTCATTTTTATCATCATAACCGTGTGTTTCAAGTGCATTTGTTAGATTAGGGCATTTGTCAGTGTTTATCAAAAACCTGTCATGTGATAATAAACCATTAAACGCATTTATTCTATCTCTTACGGCTGGATTGCTAGGATTATGCAAAACTTGAAAGCCTGCTTGCCTAATCAAGGCAATATCCGAAAGTGAAGCGTTTGTTTTTTGAGCCGCGCCGCTTGCGTCAGGATAGATGATTATTTTTTTAGATTTAAAGCGTGTAAGATTGTTAATAAAGTCTTGCGTATCGTGTGATACAAACTCATCAACAGCAATTGGATTGTTTGCATCAAGAACAAACACAACAGCACAACATCCGCCGATATTAAAATCAATGCTGATATGAATAACTGTATCGGATTCATTTAAAACTCTATTTGAATGATGTTTTTGTCTGTCGAAAAAGTGATAAATCTTTGATTGATTGAGTGATACGAATTCACCGTTTAAATACAACTCAGCAAGTATCGGGTCGTAATTCGCTAAAATTTGCGCGGCGTAATCGGGTGGTAAAAAAGGATTGCTGTAAGTGCTTGCTTTAAATAAAACGTATCCTTTTTGCTGCATCTTTACCCATTTCATATAGGTAAATCCGTTAATGCCTTGGTCTGGTGTGGTTACAATTCCTATTGAATTAACACCATCAAACTTTTGTCGCGTTCTCTCAGTTATTTTTCTCCAAACCAACGCGGCTTTGTCAATTGGCAAAACATCAATTTCATCAACAATAGAATGCGCTACTTCAAAAGATACGATTTTTGTAGGATTGTCGTAACTTCTAAAAATTATAAAACCATATCCTTTAACGTCAATTTTAAATTCAGATTTATTAACCGTAAAATCTAATCCGATAGACTGCAAGTCATCCTCTACTCCAGGCATTGCTCGCAATCTAAGCAGGTCGTATGTTGGAAGGAAAAAGCCGATATTAACACCTGGATTTTCAAGCAACAGCAGCACGGCACGCATTGTTCCCGCTCTTGTTTTTCCACTTCCAAGCCCGCCGACAATGGCGGGGAATGGCTCTTTTGAGAATGCAAATTGACGCTGTGGCAGCGTCAAGGGTATTTCAACATTCATCGAAAATAGAACCTTGAGTAAGTTTTACGCCTTTTTCTTTTGCTATTCTTAACTCAATAGAATTTACAATTGATTGTTTTGGCATTTTAGAACCTTTAATTATGTTTTCTTTTGCCCAAAGAGGGCGCAAATTTAAATAATGACTAAGCCTTAATAGCTCATCTTCTGTTTTTGCACTCGATATTGGTATGATGTGGTCAATGTGCCATTCACTTCTATTTTTCCAGTTCATTCCATCTTTAAATTGTGATTCAATATGAATCATAAAATCATTGTAACTACAGCCTAATATATCTCTTGTTTTTGATGTTTTTTTAAATCCGCTATTCCTAAATCCATAGCCAACAAGACTTCTCAATCTTCCTTTCATTAAATAAATTGGGTCTATTTTTCTTCTATTTAATGAATAAATTCTTTTTTCTTCGGATAATTTTGATTTGTTTTCTTCCCTGTATTTTTTTGCTTTTTCTGCGATTGGAAGTAAATTTTTTAAGTAATACTCATCCTTATAAATTTTTACCACATCTTTGTTTTGGGCATAATAAACAGATTGATTTAAAATAATTTTTTCTTTGTTGTTTTGATAATAATCTTCAAAGTATTTTTTTCTTTGTGATTTTTTCAAGCTGGAATCATGCTTTCTGCATTCTTTGCATACGCAGTTTTTACCGTCTTTTCTTTTGTTGTCAATGCCAAAAGAATCTAGGTTTTTTTCTGTTTTGCATTTACCGCATGTTTTTACTGTGATTTGTGACATTTGAAATCCTTCGTTAGTGGATTATTCATTACAGGATTAAGTGCAAAGATGGGTAACGATTCCATTTTTCAGCCGCTAAGCCTATTTGCACAATGCAATTATATCACTTATTCATATTTTCAGCATGAATAATTGTTATTGTTTTTATTGCTTTTCCGTCATTTTTTTCTTCTATTTGTTTTGTTTCTTGCGGCGTGATGTGTTTAATCAAAGACGCAAACGCAGCAGGATTTTCCCTTGCGAGTGTTACAAAGTATTCCTGCCCGTTCAATTCATCAATCGCGCCCAAAATCATTTCTTTTACTGATTTAGAAACTTTATTGACCGCGCCTTTTGGTCTACCTTGACCGCGATTGCCTGCTCTCTTTTCCATAAAAACCCGTAATTTACGGGCTTACCCCTTACTCACAAAAATTGCACCAGCAAGCATGGCAATAGCCGCCTGTTGGTCTTGCGTTAAATCCAAGCCAAAGAATGCGCCACCGACAGCAAATAATGCACACCACGTTGACGGCTCTCGTAATCGTGAAAATAACCAGTTCATTTAGCCAATTCCAAACATATATTTTCCAATTAGAACGGCGATAATGGTAGCACCAGCCCAAACAATGCGCTCGAAGTTACTAATTGATTGTTTTTGAATCTCAAAATTACTACGCAACTGTGAGACATCTTTTTTTAATTCTTCTGTACAGTGACTGATTCTGTCGATTTCTTTTGATTGCGTTAAAACTTGCTGCTCTAGCTTAATCATAACGCGCATCTCGTCGCTTAAATCGTCAACCTTTTCTTCTATTCGTGCCAGTGACATTGATATATTCGCAAATGTGTCTAATTTTCCGCAGGTTTCTTTTGGTGTAATTGTAACTGGCTTTGCTCGGCGGTCATATCCTTCCTTGATTTCCATTAGGCATACACCCCTGTTTTCATTTGTGTCGCCAATTCCGTTGCACGACCGTGAACCTGTGTCGCCCATCTACTTGCAAGCATACCTTTTGCAGCTAATTCAAAATCACCGTGTTCAACCGCCAATAATGTATTTTTAAATCCTAGTAATCCATTAATGCCCATGTTGTACGCCATATTTACTAAAACCGTTTGGCGTGTTTCGTCCAACGCATCAAACCATTTGAGCTTTTTCGACAAATCAATTTCAATTTGAGAAATAATTAAATTAGTCAGGTGGTCAGAAATTCTCTGCGTGATACCGTGCTTTTTAAATTCTGCGATTTCAAAATCGGAAAGGTGCAGAGGATTCGCATCTAAGTTATAACCACACGCAATTGTCCAATGACCCGATGTGCATAAATAAGCTCTTAATTTTTCGCCTTCATGCCGTTTAATTTGTGCTAATCGTTTTTGATTCATGAAAATACAATCACTATTAAATTTTTATGTTGGCGCGATTATAACCACAATCGCGCCATGTTGTCATTTAGTTTTAGATTCTGCAATGCAATCCACAACATGATGTTTGTCGATTGACTGCTTAACCACTAAGCAATCTTTTAACGCCATACGTTCAACGTTTGCCACATAGTTAATGTGTGGCTGCCCTAACGCGCTAAATGTTGTCACCATCGAAATAATAACTGCAAGTGCCATTTTATTCTCCAATAAAATCAGATTCACATTTTGCCAGTGCGTGCTTTTCAAGCAACAAGAATGGCATATCATAAAATCTAAATTCATCTTGTTCATAACAATTTACAGCTGAAACAAAATCACACCCGCGAATTGTAGGATAAAAATAGCCATCTGATTTAAAAACAAATCCGCCGTTATTAAGAATTTTAAGCGCGGCATTGATGTCATCTTGCGATATGTAAATGTCGCCATCATAAGAATCTACAAACTCATGCCCGCAAGATGATTTTAAAATATCCTCAACTGTTACCGTTTCGCTTTTTCCATCCAAATAAACGCGATGTAAAACAGCAAACAAATTCAAACTATCCATAAAAACCTCTGAAAATAAAAAAAGCCCCTTAATCGTTCCAACTTGTCAAAGTTTCATAGCAATTTTTTAATTACCATGCTGGAACGATTAAAGGGCTATTGATATAAAACTTTGACGTGCAAATTATAGCATAATCATAAAAATAATACAGTTGTAATTTTAGCGTTTATAGGTTGGTTGAGTGGGGTGTCTATAGACACACCCAACCCAACCAACCACCAACTTAACGCCGATTTGGTTGGTTGGTTGGTTGGTTTTATATATTTTCCAACTCAACCAACCAGTTATATATGCCATCGAAATCAATATCACCACTAGCCTTTAAAGCCTTTCTGGCATCACATACCTGCTCTTTTAGCTTTTTAGAATCGTCATGTTTAAGCTCTTTTGAGATGTACTCTTTCCATTTCTCTGTTAAGAGTAGTTTTTCGGTTGGGTTGGCTTTTAATGAAACCAACCCACCCAACCCATCGTCATTATCAATTACGTTGCCATCATCAAAAGCCTTTTTCATGGCATTAAGTATTTTTTGACGTATTGAGTTTTCTTTTTTGTCAGCTTCTTTTCCCTTGCTAACACAATCATAAACTAAATGAACGCTTGAAATGTTGTCGTCAATATCTTCATCGTAAAAACAATCGCCAATTAGCTTAACCTTGTTAATTTGAAAGTTTAGCGGCGCACCAGCCTCAAAGTCTTTGCTTTTAGTACATGAAAATGTAACGCTAGTTTTGTTGTTTTTGGTTACGCAAAATTCGGCATCATGCCCAGCACGCAGCGCACTACTGCCACGAACGCGGTTTTTGTCACCTAATCCGCTATGATGAACCGTTAAAATAGCGCAATTGTATTTTTTAGATACCATTTCAACGCCTTTTAAGTATCGAGCAACATCTTCCGCGCTATTTTCATCGCCTATCATGTTTCTGTTTAAAGTGTCGATAACACAACAAACAGGCGTAATGCCATACATATCAACCATTGCGTCGATAGATGCTATAATTTCATTGATTTGAGCAATATCTAAAAAATCAGTGCTGCCATGACTAACCATTAGGTTGGTTGGGTTGGTTGGGTCTTCATATTTTTGCTCAATAGCTTGCTCTCGCATTGCTATACCGCGCTCGCCTTCGCCTTGTATGTAAAAAACTGCGCCTTGCTCTTTTACTTTGTGTCCGTGCCAATCTCTACCGTTTGCAATGCAGCACGCCCAATCAAGCGCAAACAAAGATTTACCCGCGCCACTTTCACCAAAAAGTAAGCATAAGCTGCCACGCTCAATAATCCCTTTAATTATCCATTGTGGCGGCTTTATGTTTGCTTTCATATCAGCAAGTGTGCGAAATAGATTTTTTTCAATTCCAACACCAAAAAACGATTTACACCCTTCAATGCCTAAATCATTAAAATCAGTTGGCTTTCCATTGATTATTTGCGGGAAAACAACCTTCGCGCCTTTGCACTCGTTGGCATATTTTAAACCCACACCATGCGCGTCATTATCAGCGCAAACCGTGACAACCCTACCCGCTTTCAACTTATCATAAACAACAGGCATATTTGAAGCACTAAACGCAACAATAACGCCCTTTCCAGTTGCGGAATTGATTGTTAATCCTGTTGCTAATCCTTCGCACAAATAGCAATCCGCGCCAATATCACCAACAACAAAAAAACCGCCTTTCATTTTGCCATCGGTTTTAAATTGCTTTTTTCCTTCACTGTCGATGTATTGCAATGATTGTATTTTTTCGCTGGATTCAAACACTGGAACAATCAAACGCCCATCCAAACCTACGCGCAAATTTTCACACGCGGAAACAGATTTATAATCTAAATATGCGTGTGATTCGCACACAGGCGCGTTTTGCCATTCTTCGAGTGATTCACTAGCTGCAAAGTTTTGGCGTTGCTCGCGCTCAAATTCAGCCTGTTGCATTGCCATTCTACGTTTAAACTCGAAAGCATCGCGCTCTTCACTGGACATTGATTCAAACTTTGATTTGTCGCTCCAAGTAAAGCGAGTACCTTCGCGCCAACAACCAAAACACGCGCCACTATCATCAAACACAACCAACCATCCATCTTTGTTGTGTGTTTTTCCATTGGTACTAAACCGTGTTATTTCGCCACTGGTAGAATCAGGTGGATTAAAACCAGCATCAAGCATTGCATCGTAAAGCCCCGCTGCAATCATAATGACTCCAAATAATCAGACAACTTCACTACGTCTTCATAATTAACATTGCGTTTTCTGCCATTCAACGTCATCCATAAGCGATTGTATTTAATGCCTGTCATATTACTCACGGCGATTAAATTCATTGGTTTCATGCGCTCTTTTATCTGTTCTAGTGTCAACATATCCAAATCTCCTTAGTTAATTTTGGTAGGCGCATAATATAGTAATTTTTAGAAAATAAAAATATATTTTTAAAATCTAAAAATAATTATGTACTTTTCTATTTTTGAGCGTATAATTTTTAACCGTAGCCAGTGAGCTGCACAACTTAACCAATCGGAGATTCAAAAATGTATTCACAAGATATTTTAGATTTAGCCCAATCAATGGGCGTATCACCAGCAGATGTTTTAATGTTTGCTCAAAGCGTTGCGAATTCAATGCAACAAGACAAAATGCAAGATTCAAAAGATGTTGAAACTGTTTTGGCTTACGCACAACACTCAGTAAGAAAATACCGCGATTTTTCAAACCGCTACTTTTCAAATCCTAACGCGGCAAAAGCGTTTCAAATGTCAGTTTTTGGAGCTTAATCATGTTAAACACAATCACAAAACCAGTTGACAAGTTCAAACTGTTCACAATCTATGGCGGCGCAGGTATTGGCAAAACAAACCTTGCGGCGACATTTCCAAAACCTATCTTTATTCGTTTTGAAGACGGTATGCAATCCATTCCAAATGCAAACCGCCCTGACGCATTTCCAGTAGCGCATTCATTCAATGACGCAACGTCACAACTAATGGCGTTAATCAATGAACATCACGATTACAAAACGCTAGTCATTGACTCAATCACAAAAGCTGAACGCATTTTTATTGAAGAAATTGTGCAAGGTAGCTCGAAAAGTGGCACAAACCAATTCGACAATAAAGCACTCGCAAAAGCGGGCGGCGGTTATGGCGCGGGTTATCAAATTCTAAGCAATTATCACCAACGCATCAGAAACGCTTGCGGTATTTTGGTTGAAAAAAAGAATATGAATATCGTGTTTATCGGTCATGCCGACATTGAAACAATCGACTTGCCAGACGCGCCAGCACATAACCGTTTTGGCTTGAAAATGAATAAGCAAAGCGTAGCGCATTATGTTGATGATGTTGATTTGGTTGGTTTCTTACGTCTTGAAACGTTTGTCATGACAGACGACAACAAGAAATCAAAAGCGCGTTCCAGTGGCGAACGCATTTTGCAATGCACCAGTGCAGCATCTAGTATCAGTAAAAACCGCATGGGCATCGCGGACGATATTGCCGTGCAATTCGGCATCAATCCTTTATCAAATTACATTAACAACATTGGAGAATAAAAATGAGTAAAACAAATACAAACTACCGCAAAAAAGTAGTTGGTTATAACCGTTGCGCAGTGTTTCAAACTTACATTAACCCTGTTTTGGCAGGTCTTTTAGCACGAATTGGAGTGGTAGCATGAGTTTCTTTAAATTAAGCAGCGGCGAAGCGGTAAAAAGTACAGGTGAAGTCGAATTAGGCGGCGCGTCTTTAATTCCTGACAATACAACGTGTGAAGCAATGATTGTTGAATGTGGTTGGACTACCTACGAAGGAAAAAGCTATATCAACGCCAAATGGCAGGTAACAAAGCCGAGTCAGTACGCCAACCGTGTTGTATTCCAAAAGATTCAATTAATGGAAACTGACAGCAAAAAGCTAGACAACGCAATCAAAATGTTTGCAGCGATTGACCAAAACGCAACGGGTGGTAAGTTGGTTGCAAGTGGAGAACGACCAACAGACGCATCGTTGTTTGCATTACTCAACAAACCAATGCTGATAAAGGTTATGGTGTGGGAATTTAACGACAAAAGTGGCAACTGGATCAGCAAAGTGTCACCACGTTCACAGCAAGCAGCACCAGTGGCACAACCAGCACCAGCACCAGCACAACCTGCTTACGACGATGACATTCCATTTTAATTTGAAATAGGACTTTCACGCACAAGGATGTGCATTTAATTAACTTTTTAGGAATATGGCAATGGAAAATACAACAGAATTACAACAAGGTTCAGACGACTGGTTTAACGCTCGCGTTGGACGTGTGACCGCTTCAAATGTCGGGGCAATACTTGGATTGTCACCATTCCGCAAGCGTTCCGACGTAATGCGCTCGATGGTTCGTGAATGGCACGGTGCGTTGAGTGAATTCACTGGCAACGTTGCAACAGAATATGGCAACATGAATGAGCATTTAGCGCGTACTGATTACCAGTTGGTAACAGGAAACATGGTTGAAACTACAGGTTTTCACACTCATGAATTATGGCTTGGTGCAAGTCCAGATGGATTTATCCACAACCAAAATGGAATCATCGAAATTAAATGCCCTTACGGTTTGCGTAATGGCGGCGAGTTTAAATCAATCAATGAACAGCCACATTACTACGCGCAGGTTCAAATTCAAATGTTTGTGACTAAAACGCAGTTTTGTGATTTTATGCAATGGAATCGTAATGACCATCAAATTGAACACATTGCATATAGCGCAGATTATGTAAATGAAATACTGCCAAAACTTAAAGCGTTTTACGATGAATTTCTCGAAGAATTAAACAATCCCGTGCATTTAAAAAGCCGTCACGACACCATTGAAAATGACATGACTGCGTATCGCGTTGAACAGTATTTGAAACTAAAAGCCGAAATAAAAGCCACGCAAGATTTGGCGGATTTGATGCTAAAGCAAATCATTGAAGATTGTGGCGAAAATGAATCAACTATCGGCAAACACAAACTAACTCGCGTTACTCGAAAATCAATTGGTTACAAAAACGCCATTGCTGACTTATTTCCAGATGCTGATTTGAGCAAATATGAATCAACAACAAGTTATTGGACGCTAAAATAAATCGTGTTATAATTACGGCGTGTTTTTAGATTTAGCTCCTACCACAGCATTCAAATCTAAAAGCATAAACTTTTAACCCGTGTAATTTATCAGTGTGGTAGCTGATACGTTGCACGGGTTTTTTATTTTGCGAGGTTTTATGAAAGATTTACAGTTATTTAATTTTCAAGGTTCAAACGAAATCCGTGTTGTTAATAGCGAAAACGGTGATATTTGGTTTGTGGCGAAAGATGTTTGTGTAATTTTGGAGATAAGCAATGTTAGTCAAGCATTGAGCCGATTAGATGATGATGAAAAGGGCATCATTAGTAATGATACCCTTGGAGGCGCGCAGGAAATGTCAATCATCAATGAAAGTGGTTTATATTCTTTGGTGTTAACAAGTCGCAAACCAGAGGCAAAAGCATTTAAAAAATGGATTACAGCAGAAGTTTTGCCTTCAATTCGTAAAACTGGCAGTTATTCAGTTGAAGCAAAACCGCTTTCGCATCTTGAAATTTTGGCGCAATCCGCGTTAGCACTTGTTGAAATTGACGCTCGAACTAC